TACGCGTGAACTGGCGCGTGCTGTGCGGATAGATGTTGCTGCTACGAGATCGATGAAGACCATTGCCATAGCCTTGAGATTGACAGGCACAGGGCTACCATTCATAAAGCGTAAGAATGAGTTGCGTAAGCAGCAAAAGGTGGTTGATGTTCAGGTGCCGTTAGGTGAAAGCCCTTGGAAGAACAAAGCGAGTTGGAAGCCGCAGGTCGAACAAGCAGAAGATATAGATAAATCAGCAGAAGTGCCATTGGTGGAAGTCGGCACTAAGACGCCTTGGGGTTGACAGTGGTTAAGAAGGCGACAGCAAAGGTTAGAACCAAGGACAGGCAACCTAGCAAGTTGGTTAGCCCACAGTCACGCGCGGAGCGCAACATCGCTTGGTGTGAGGAATGGTTGCGTATCCCGGAGGGCAAGCATGTCGGCGAAAAGCTCAAGATGGCCGAGTTTATGAAAGGCGACTTTAGGGCCATCTATGATAATCCGGCCGGCACGCGTCGTGCCATTATCAGCCGTGGGCGCAAGAATGCCAAATCTACTGAATGTGCGATGATAGTGTTGCTGCACATTGTTGGGCCTGAAGCTGACAAGCATCGCAATAGCCAAGTGTTCAGCGCGGCGCAAAGCCGGGATCAAGCATCATTGATCTTCAATCTAGCGGTCAAGATGCTACAACTCAACCCGGATCTGTACCGCTTCATAACGATTAAGGAAAGTGCCAAGATGCTTTTGTGCCCGGCATTGGGCACCACCTATCGCGCTCTGTCGGCAGAAGCCACCACTGCGTTCGGCTTGTCACCGGCCCTAATCATCCACGATGAACTAGGACAGGTGAGAGGTCCGCGTTTCGGTTTGTATGATGCTTTAGAAACCGCCACAGCCGCGCAAGCCGAACCGCTGTCCATTATCATTAGTACCCAAGCGCCCAATGATAGTGATCTGCTCAGCACTCTGATTGATGATGCTATGGCCGGACATGATCCGCATGTCGTGCTGCGGCTAGATACCGCTGAGCAGACTTATGATGATCCGTTCAGCGAGGCAGCGATCCGCGCGGCTAATCCCGGCTTCGGCATCTTTATGAATACCACTGAAGTCTTGAATATGGCCGAGGATGCGCGGCGGATGCCGGCCCGTATGGCGCAATATGAAAATCTAGTTCTAAATCGGCGGGTAGAAGCCAACAATCCGTTTGTTTCACAAAGCATGTGGAAGGCTTGCGGAGATGATGTGGGTGATCTACGCGGTATACCTTTATATGGTGGGCTTGACCTTTCTGCTGTTGCTGATTTGACCGCTTTCGTTTTGATGGGCCGTAAGGGCAGATCTTGGCATGTGTTGCCTAACTTCTGGTTGCCTAAGGTCGGATTGAAGGACAAATCAGAACGTGACCATGTGCCATATGATCTATGGGAAAAACAAGGACATCTGCTGACGACGCCGGGCAGTAGCATCAGCTATGAGTATGTGGCGCAGCAGATATTCTCTATTTGTACGCGGTATAGCGTTAAGAAGATTGGCTATGACCGCTGGGGCATGAATTTCTTAAAGCCTTGGCTACTACAAGCTGGCTTTAGTGAACCGCAATTGGAAGATCTATTTGTCCCGGTGGGACAAGGTACTCAGTCGATGACACCTGCACTTAGAGATATGGAACAATCCATCATAGAAAAGGAAATCGCTCACGGCGGCCATCCTGTGTTGGCCATGTGTGCTTCGTGCGCTATGGTTGAAGGTAACGATAGTGCGCGGAAATTGAGTAAGATGCGTTCAACCGGACGCATTGACGGCATGGTAGCATTGGCCAACGCCTTTTCGGTAGCGCCAATGATGCCTAAGACAATCGATATTGAAGCGTTGATAGGCTAACTCAACTCAAAACAAGGGAACTGAAATATGACACAACCATTTCTGGCTTTGATTACGCCGCTTTCTAGCGGCGGTGAACATCCCGCCCATCCCATCGCTCCGGGTGGTCCGCCTCCGTATCCTTCACATCCGATTCCGCCCGGCATCTGGCCGCAGCCTCCGGGCGGTGGTGGTGGTGGTCAGCCGCCGCATCCCGCTCATCCCATCGCTCCGGGCGGAAAGCCTCCGGGCATTTGGGGTGGCGGCAACGAGCCGTTCCCGACGCCACCGATCGTTATCATCCCGCCGGACGCGATCGGACCGGGTGTGCCGACGCATCCAATCTACATCCCGATCTACCCATCACACCCCATCGTGATCCCTCCGGGTTCACTCGGTGAGGGCAAGCCGGAACATCCGATCTATCTGCCACCGGGTATCTGGGGACCGAATGATCCGCGTCCGACACACCCCATCGTCATTCCGCCGGATGCTGTGGAGCCGGGTGTTCCGTCGCATCCCATTGTGATTCCGCCGCCGCCACTAGGTATTTGGGGCGGAAGCAATGAACCGTTCCCGACACCGCCCATCTTCCTGCCGCCGGAAGGCGAGGGTGGTGGAGAAAGGCCCAAGCTGATTGAGTGGCACATCGGCTGGAGTGAGCAGACCGGCTGGGTGGTGGTCGGCACGCCGAATGTGCCGCATCCGACACCTTCAGCGGGGGAGTAGTGGCCCGCGTTGCAGCGTCAGTGGCCGTTGCAGGTGCGGGTGCGTTTATCGAAGGCTTCATTGAAAGTTTAGTGAAGCCTAAAAACTGACAGTGATGTGGCCAGCACGAATGAACGTGCTTCAAACTGTAGGGATGACTGTAAGCATCCGGCCACAGCTGGGGTTGGGTTGATGGTTGACAATCGGGTCTTGCTGTTAGTTGGCTTTGGCATTCTGTTTATTATAATCGTGATCTTGGCCATAGCGGAATTCCTGGGATGAATTGGCGGGAGCGGCGTGATCTGCCTGTGATACTGGCTATTGGCGCGGTAGTGATCATCATTATCGCATTGGTGAGCTATTATGGATAGCTGGCTGCATCAAGGGGATCGAGTGCGCTTGATACCGCGTGTGGCTGTGACCATGAATCGCCGCGTGCCACGTCGCAATATCGATTGGACTAAGCGGCAGGGTACCATTGCCAAAAGTAGCATGTACACATGCGGCCATGTTATGATCCAATGGGATGATAGGCTCACGCTCGATCAATGGCCCACGAATGCGCTGGAGATAATAGAATGAGGATCTTTACGCCAAAAGAAGAAATGGAATTGCTCGATGGCGAGCGATTGGTGGGCATCTATCTGCCGGGTTTGCGTTATAATTGTCTGGATGACAATGGTCCATTATCCGCTGTGCTTGATCAATGGATCGCTGACGGTAAGGCTGAGGTGATCGAGAGCCGTGATGAAAGTTCGTTCGATCAAGTTACCATGAAGGCATTGTTGTCTGGCATAGGTGAAGTCATATAGGAGTTATAGGATCATGGCAGTAACGCATCCAACAGCGATCCGCAATTTGCTAACTGATACGACGGTTGATCAAATCGATCTCAATACGCCACCAGGCAAATTAGTTATGCAGACTTCCGGTGGCGCTACAGTGGCTACATTGACATTCCCTAATCCGGCGTTTGGCTCGGCGGCAGCTGGCACGGCCACTGCGAATGCGATTGCTGATGATACTAATGCGGTGGGCGGTACAATCGCCAAGGGTGAATTACGGCAGGGCGGTGCCACTCCGATCGTTTTGTTCAGCGTGACCACTACGGGCGGTGGCGGTGATATTCAGATGAACTCAGTTACGGTATCGGCTGGTCAGACTGTGCGGGTGTCCTCTTTGACGTATAGTGGTCCGCCATGATGCTGAAACAAACTATCATAAAGCATGCCAAGAGCCGCTATGGCACGCTCTCTTATTATGAGAACGACCGCTATATTGGTTATGCGCTGGCGCGCTACGGTGAGTATAGTGAAGCTGAGGTGCAGCTTTATCGTAAGGTGATTAAGGTTGGTGCGACTGTGATTGAGGTTGGCGCCAATATTGGCGCGTTGACTTTGGCATTGGCGGACATTGTTGGCGATGAGGGTCATGTCTGTGCTCTGGAACCGCAGCCGGAAAATTATCGGCTGTTGAAGCAGAACACTCAAGATAACGCTAATGGCAGTGTGGTAGCCACGTATGACTTTGGCGCTGGGGCTGCGGTGGGAGAAGCTAGCATTCCGGCTCTCTCTGAGATTGCCAACGAGAATTATGGTGGGGTTGAAATCGGCAGAGGGGAGCGGCGCATTCGGGTTCATACGCTGGATTCATTGTTGTTCGCTACTGCGCCGTCGTTCATCAAGATTGACGTTGAGGGTATGGAAGTTGACGTGCTGCGTGGCGCGACTGAGATCATTGAACAATATCGTCCAGTGCTCTATATTGAAGATGACCGGAAGGACAAGTCTGATGAACTGAGGCGGCTAATTGCATCTATGGATTATAAGATGTTTGTCCATCGTCCGCCGATCTTCAATAATGAGCAGAATTGGAATGGTGTGGCGGTAGCGCCTGAGGATGCTAGCTTGGTGTCGCTTAACCTTTTGTGCATTCCGACTGAGCGGCGGCTTGACTATGAAAGCGTTACTGTCGATCTGGTGCCAGTCTATCCGTCACGGCCAAAAGACAAGGGTTGGGTCTGCATTATCAGGGTGGGCGGCATCGGTGACAATCTGATTGCCGCATCTGTATTGCGTCCACTGCACGCGCAGGGCTACAAGATTGAAGTGATATCTCAGGAGCCGCAGAGTTGCTTGTTTGAGAATAACCCGTTCATAGACAAATTGGCAATTCGCAAGCATGGCGATCTGCCTGCTGACTTCAAGGCGTGGGGTGACTACTATCGTGCGCGGGCCTGCGAATATGACAAATTGATAAATCTGTCGCATTCGGTTGAGGGGCTGTGCGCGATGTTTGAAGGCAGTATGGCTTGGGATTGGCCAGCTGCATTTCGTCGGCAAATGTGTGGACGCAGCTATTTAGAGACGGCTCATGACATTGTCGGAGTGCCGCATGAATTTGGTCCGCTGTTCTTTCCGACTGAGGATGAGATCGATCATGCAAAGAGTA